GCGCCCGGATGGTAAACAAACGGGCCAAGGAGCTTGCCCAGCTCATGGAGGCCAGCGGATACCTGGAAAGCGCGCTGAAAAAAGCGGCGAAAGCCTTTGACGAGGACGCGGAGGAGAACGCCGGGCACTATCCAGCCGGAGAAATGAGGGCAAGGAACCTGGAGAGCCTGAGCAAGGCGGTGAACCTGCAGGCGGACACCAGGATGCGGATCGCCGGGATCCTGACGCGGGAGCAGGAGGAGCGGCTTTCCCTCATGCGGCGGAAGCAGGAGATGGACGAACGGAAGGAAAAGCTGGAGGCCGAGCAGAACGCAGGCGGCGCGCGGCTCATCCTCGACCCGGAAGCGGAGGAGCTGGCGAAATGACGGAAATACACATGCCATCCCCCAGCGACCGGCAGCGGGCCTTTATGCTGAGCGAGAAAAAGTACGTGATCTTCGGCGGGGCCAGGGGCGGCGGGAAAAGCTGGGCCGTTCGGTGGAAAGCGGTGCTGATGTGCATGCGCTATCCGGGCATCAAGGTGCTGATCATGCGCAGGAGCTACCCGGAATTGGTGGCCAACCACATCAATCCTTTGAAGGCGGAGCTTGCGCGGGCCGCCAAATACAACGGGACGGAGCACGAATTCCGCTTTCAAAACGGCAGCACCATCAAGTTCATGTACTGCAGCCGGGACGACGATCTGCAGAACATCCAGGGGCACGAATATGACGTGATCGCCATCGACGAGGCCACGCAGATGACGGAATACCAGATCAAGACCATTTCCGTGTGCGTCCGCGGCACGAACCCCTTCCCCAAGCGGCTGTACATGACCTGCAACCCGGGCGGGAAAGGGCACCAGTACATCAAGCGGCTGAAGGAAGGCCGGTTCAAGGGGGACGAAAGGAAAGAGGACTATGTGTTCATCCAGAGCTTAGTGACGGACAACAAGGCGCTGATGCGGGACCAGCCGGACTACATCGAGACCCTGCGGGCGCTGCCGCCCAAGCAGCGGGACGCCTGGCTGTACGGCAACTGGGACATCTACGAAGGGCAATTCTTTGAGGAGTTCGCCGACGACCCGGAGCACTACATGGACAGGAAAAACACCCACGTGATCAAGGGCTTTGCGCCGCCGCCGGGCTGGAAAGTTTACCGCTCCTTTGACTGGGGATACCGGCACCCCTTTTCCTGCGCCTGGTGGGCCATTGACTTTGACGGGGTGCTGTACAGGATCCTGGAGCTATACGGCTGCCGGAGGGACGAAAGGAGCGGGGAAATCCTGCCCAACGAGGGGGTCAAATGGACGGACGACAGGATATTTTCCGAGATCGCGAGGATGGAAAGGGAGCACCCCTGGCTTACCGGGCGGCACATCCAGGGTGTGGCCGACCCCAGCATCTGGGCCGGGGAGGAAACCGGCATGAGCCGGGCGGACACGGCGGAAAAATTCGGGGTGTACTTTGAGCGGGGGAACAACGACCGGATCCCCGGCTGGATGCAGTGCCATTACCGGCTGGCCTTTGACGAAAACGGGTACCCCATGATGTATGTGTTCGACAACTGCGAGGCGTTCAAGCGGACGATCCCGCTGCTTTGCTACGACGAGCACCGGGCGGAGGATCTGGACACGGAGGGGGAGGATCACGTGGCGGACGAATGGCGGTATCTATGCATGATGAACCCCATTAAGCCCAGGCAGAACATCACCAGGAACGTGGTATTCACGGATCCGCTGGACCAGATGCGGAGACGGAGGCATTGAAAGGAGTAAGGGATGAGCGAAATAAGGAACATGCTGGAGGATCAGCAGATGAACCAGGCGGAAGACAGGGGGATCATGGACGCGCCGGCGGCGAAGAAGGTGACGGAGAGCAAAATCATGCAGGCGACGGCGAAGCTTAAGGAATACAAGGCGGGAAAGGCCAAGCTGGAGGGGCGGCTGTGGGAGGATGAAAAGTGGTGGCAGGGGCATGCCTGGGACTGCATGGCGGAGCAGGGGAACCCAAAAGCCCCCAAGCGGAGCACCAAATGGCTGGTGAACGTGATCCTGGGCAAGCACGCGGACATGATGGACGCTTTCCCGGAGCCGGTGATATTGCCAAGGGAGCAGGGGGACGAAGCGGAGGCGAAAAAGCTGACAAGCATCCTGCCGGTGGTATTGGAGCAGAACCATTTTACGGAGGTGTACAGCAAGCAGGCCTGGGAAAAGAATAAGCACGGCACCGGGGTGTACGCCGTATACTGGGACAGCGGGAAGCTGAACGGGCTGGGAGATATCAGCATATGCGGGATTGACCTGATGAACCTGTACTGGGAGCCGGGGATCGAGGACATCCAGAAAAGCGAAAACGTATTCCTGGTGAGCGCCCAGAACAAGGAGCAATTGAAGCGCCGGTACCCGCAGCTGACGGACAAGCCGCTGGAAAGCGACCTGGCTGTAAAGCGCTATGAAACGGAGAGCAAGAAGGACCAGACCAGGGACGCGCTGGTGGTGGACTGGTATTACCACACCTATGAGGGCGGGACAAAGATACTGCAATACTGCAAATTCGTGGGCCTGAACATCCTCTACGCCAGCGAGGACGACCCGGCCATGGCGGGCAAAGGCTGGTATGCCGACGGGGATTATCCCTTCGTGCTGGACGTGCTGTACCCGCAGAAGGGCAGCCCCGCCGGATGGGGCTATATTGACCTTGGCAAGGACACCCAGGAGGAGATCGACCTGCTTTCCTACGCCATCCAGACCAACGCCCGGGCGGGGGCCATTCCCCGGTATTTCCGCAAGCGGGACAGCGCCATCAACCTGGACCAGTACATGGACTTTACCAACCCGGTGGTGGAGGTGGAAGGGAGCCTGACGGAGGCGGACATGCTGCCCATCCAGCACAAGCCCCTGGACAGCGCCTACGCGGCCATCCTGCAAAGCAAGATCGAGGAGCTGAAGCAGACCTGCGGAAACCAGGACGTAAGCAACGGCATCACCAGCGGCGTGACGGCGGCCAGCGGCATCGCGGCCCAGCAGGAGGCGGCGGGCCGCACCAGCCGGGACGCCAACCGGGGCACCTACCACGCCTACAGCCGGATGCTGGAAATGGTGATCGAGCGGATAAGGCAATTCTACGACGTGCCAAGGCAATTCCGCATCATGGGCGACATGGCGGGCTATGAATACGTGCAGATGGATAACAGCGGCCTGGTGATGCAGCCGAACCAGGACATGGCCGGGATGAGCATGGGATACAGGAAGCCGGTCTTTGATATCCAGGTGAGCGCCCAGAAGCAGAACGCCTACAGCAAGATGGCCCAGAACGAGCTGGCGGTGCAGATGCTGCAAATGGGGGTGTTCAACCCCAACAACGCGGTTCAAAGCCTGATGCTGCTGGACATGATGGACTTTAAGGGCAAGGAAGAATTGATCCGGAAGATTAGGCAGATGATGACCCTTCAGCAGCAGGTGCAGATGTGGCAGCAGATGGCCCTGGGGCTGGCGGCGAAATACGAGCCCCAGACGGCCCAGCGGATGGCCGATGCTTTGAACGGCGGAACACCGCAGGCACCGGGCGCGCCAAACGCCGCGCCGGAGGGAACGCCGGGGACGGAGCCGGGCACCAGCAACGCGGCCCACATGGTGAAAGCGCGGGAAACCAGCCGGGACGTGAGCCAGCCCACATAAGGCGCATTATTCGCTCTCTCATTCGGGGGAGCGATTTGCGATAATACGAGCATAGGCGCGCCCACTTTACGGGCAGATCATGGAATCGGCCGCCTCAAGGCCAGGAGGAGACAGGATGGAGCTAAATTTGCAGCGGTTTGCCGAGGGCGAGGGCACGGACGGCGCGGGCACCGGCGCGGGAGACGTCACCGGGCAGGGATACGCGGCGGACAGCCAGCAGGAGGCAAGCCAACCGGCACAGCAGCCAACGTTTGAGGACCTGATCCAGGGCCAGTACCGGGCGGAATACGAAAACGCGGTGGGCCAAAGGATTCAGAGCGCGATCCAGAACCGATTCAAAAACCAGCAGGACTACAGGCAGCAGGCGGAAGCCGCACGGCCCATCATGGCAGCGCTGGGCCATCGGTTCGGTTTAGACCCCAACGACGTGGCGGGCATCACGGCGAAGCTGAACGAGGACGCCTACGCCGAGGAAGCCAACGCCCGCGGCGTGCCGGTGGACGTGATCCGCAACGAGCACCAGCTGCGGGACCGGGTGGCGCAGCAGGAAAGGCAATTGCAGGAAGCCCGGCAGGAACAGCAGTACCGGCAGCACTTCGCGGCCCTGCAGCAGCAGGCCCAGGAGTTTGCCAGGGAATTCCCGGGCTTTGACCTGATGCGGGAGGTACAGGCAAACCCTGACTTCGCCCGGTGGACGAGCCCGGAGGTGGGCATGAGCGTAAGGCAAGCCTACTATGCCAGCCATGGGCCCCAGATCCAGGCCCAGGGCATGCAGTACGCGGCGCAGCAGGCAGGGAAAAACATAGCCGCCAGCGTGGCGGCGGGGGCCAGCAGGCCCATGGAGAACGGCATGGGACGGCCCGGCGCTGTGCCCATGGTGAACGACCCAAGCAGCATGACCCCGCAGCAGCGGGCGGAGATCCGCGCCAGGCTGAACCGCGGAGAGCTGGTGACACTTTAGCGAATGAAAAGACAGGGCTGCCTTTCCATTCGCTGACGGACAAGCGATAGCGAAAGGAGAAAGAAACCATGTTTGACTTTGAAGACAGGATCCTGCTCATGGCCGACAGCGGCGGGCAGGGCGGCTATCCGGTGGCCAACACCGGCAACTACACCAACGCCTACACCGGGGACGCGACGTCGTTCAGCGGCAACGACACCATGGCGCCCCAGATCAAGACCTGGTACAACACCGAGGCCCTGGAGAACGCCCGGAGCAACCACATTTTCGCCCAGTTTGCCAAGAACGTGCCGCTGCCCGAGCATCACGGCATGACCGTGGAAGTGCGCAAGCCCAACACCTTCGGCGACGTGCAGCGCCTGACCGAGGGCGTGATTCCAGATGGCAAGAAATTCGGGTACAGCGCCAAGACCATGACGGTGTACGAGTACGGCGACTATACCCCCATCGGGCGCAGGCTGCAGCGGCACGCCATCGACCCCGTGGCCCAGGACGCGGCGACGGAGCTGGGCGCGGCGGGCGGCAACACCCAGGACAAGATCGCCCGGAACGTGGCCATCGGCGGCAGCAACGTGATGTACTGCCAGCACACCAACGTCGCCCACAGCAGCACTGTGGTGAGCCGCGCGGGCCTGGACGCGGACTGCACCCTCACCCCCACCATGGTGAACCGGGCCGTGACGTGGCTGAAAAAGCACAAGGCCCCCAAGATCGACGGGGACTATATCGCCATCGTGCACCCCTCTGTCACCTATGACCTTCGGCAGAGCCAGGACTGGCTGGACGCCCACAAGTACGCCCAGCCGGAGGAAATCTACAACGGCGAGATCGGCAAGCTGCACGGCGTGCGCTTTGTGGAAAGCGACAACGCCAAGGTGTACTGCGGGGCCGACCTGGCCAGCGACAGCCGCACCCTGGCGGTAAACGCCCCCGCCAGTGGCGCAACCCCCGCCGGGCTGAGCGCGGCCACCACCGTGCCCTTTGACGGCGGCACCGTGGCGGGCAGCGCCCTGGTGGGAAGGTACGTGCTGATTGGCACCGCGAAGGTGAGGGTGACCGCCAACACCGACAGCGCCCTGACCGTGGACACCGCCGTGACCTGCGACGACAACACCGTGATCTACCCCGGCGAGGGCGGCGCGGCTGGCGTGGCGGCCTACGCCTGCGTGTTCCTGGGCAAGGACGCCTTCGCCATGGTAGACGTGGCGGGCGGCACCATGGAGACCATCATCAAGACCCCCGAGGAAGCGGGCGGGCCCCTGAACCAGTTCGGCACCATCGGCGTGTACTTTGAGACCGGCGGCGGCGTGCTGTACGAGGAACGCCTGCTGCGCGTGGAATGCGGCAGCGACTATTCCGGCGTGGACACGGACGAGGACCTGGCCTAAAGGAAGACGGCGGGAGGGGCAAAAGGCCCTTCCCGCCAAACATCATTTGAAGGAGGACCAAAGCATGGCGAAAACCGCGCAGAACACGGAGACGGAAACCGTGGAAGAAATGAAGCCCTATGATCCCTGGAAGGACATGCGCAGGGTGTTTATCCCCCGGCGCTCCAGGGGCGAGCAGCCCACCCTGGAGGTGGGCGTAAACGACCGGACGTTCTTCGTGCCCAAGGACACGTTCACGGAAGTGCCTTTCCCCGTGTGGGAAGTGATCGAGGAGATGCAGCACCAGGAGAGGGTGCTGGACGCGTACCTTTCGAGCAACGAAAAAATGAATATGAGCGCCGGAAAGCAGTAAAAAAGGGACGTGTTAAAAAATGACCATCGAGCAGGCGATATTCCAGGTGGACGAGCTCAAGCCCAACCAGATCGGGCGGGCCCAGAAGATCCTGTGGCTGAGCAGGATCGACCAGCGCATCTTTGACGAAATCATGTGCACCCATCAGGGGGACGAGAATACGCCGGAGCATTTCGACGGCTACAGGCAGGACACGCCCCCGGACACGGCGCTGTTGGCCCGGGAGCCCTACGAGGAAATATACCAGTATTTCCTGGAGATGATGATCGACCGGGCCAACCTGGAAAACGACAAGTACAACGACGACGCGGCGCTGTTTGACGAGCTGTTTGGCCAGTACGCCCGGGCGTACCACCGGACGCACAGGCCGCTGACGGGACAGCTGACGCACAGATTTTAAGGGGAAGGCTGCCAACTTAAGGGGAAACACGATCAACCAAGAAACGATACAATGGACAAGAAACGCTGTCATCCTGAGCGAAGCGAAGGAACTCCCGACGAAGGAGGCCGCGTGTTCGCTTGCGCCCGCCGAAGGCGGGCAGGATTTCCTTGCCGGGGAATAGATTACCTGGCAGAGTGCGCTGCTATGAGATCCTTCGCGTTCGGACGCGCTCAGGATGACAGCCGAGAGTTGGCAGTTTCTACTTGGCTTATGATGCTTCGTTTTCTTAGATCCTTCGCGTTCGGATGCGCTCAGGATGACAGCCGAGAGTTGGCAGTTTCTACTTGGTTTATGATGCTTCGTTTTCTTAAGTTGATGACATTGCCCTCAAGGGGAAGGCTTTTGGGACAACGGGATGGGAGGAAACATGCACTATCCACAGCTGAGCGCGGACAAGAGCTATAAAATGTGGAACCAGACCTTCGCGGGGCTGGACAGGCAGGCGCGGACGGCGGAGGGCGCTTTTTCCGCCATGGGGAACATGACGGGCGAACCCTGGCCGCTGTTTGCCAGCCGGGGCAGGCGGGGCATTGCGAAGGAGCTTTCCACGCCCCTGGGCCTGTACGCCATGGAGGAGCTGGCCTGGATCGACGGGAGCACGCTGTATTACAACGGAGCCGCTACGCCCATCAACAGTTTAAGCCAGGAAAGCGGCATGCTGCCCAAGCGCATGGTGAGCATGGGGGCGTATCTCCTGGTGATGCCAGACGGGTATTACTACAACACCGCCAACAGCCTGGACTACGGCAGCGTCAACCGGCTGTATGAATCCCCCAGCGGGGAAAGCGTGGCATTTACCCTGTGCGACCAGGAGGGCAACGACTACCCTGCCGGCAAAACCGTCAGCGACACCGCGCCGGGGAGCCCCGCCGAGGGGGACTACTGGCTGGACACCGCCGACGGCGGGCGGACGCTCAAGCACTACGAAAGCGGCGAATGGGCCGCCATCACAACGGTGTATGTGAAGATCGCGGCAGAGGGCATCGGCGAGGGCCTGAACGAGCGGGACAACGTGGCCATCAGCGGCATATCCTATACCGGCGCGGACACGGAATACAAGGCGCAGCTGGAGGCGCTGAACCAGACCAGCATCGTGCAGCGGGCGGAGGACGACGAAATCGTGGTCATCGGCGTGCTGGACGAAAACTACACCCAGACATCGGGCAGGATCCGGGCAGACCGGAAGCTGCCCAAGATGGACTTTGTGATCGAATGCAACAACCGCCTGTGGGCCTGCTTCCACGGCATGGAGAACGGGGAAACCGTGAACCGCATCTATGCCAGCGCCCTGGGCGATTTTAAGAACTGGCAGCGCTATGAGGGCACCAGCCAGGATAGCTATTACGTGGACGTGGGCAGCGACGGGCCCTTCACCGGCGCGGTGACGCTGAAAAACAGGCCGCACTTTTTCAAGGAAAAATGCGTGCACATGATCTACGGCGACCGGCCCAGCAACTGGCAGATGCAGAGCAACGATGTGGAGGGGCCCCAGGAGGGCAGCGGCGGCACCATCGCCCAGTGGAACGGGAACCTGATCTATTTATCCCGCCACGGGGTGATGCTCTACGACGGCATGGCCCAGGAGGTGGGCCAGCCTTTGGGCGACGGGCCCATGGAAAAGGGCGTGGCGGAGGTATGCGACAGCACCTATTACCTGTCCGTGGAGGAAGGGAACGGGAAGCACAGCCTGTACGCCATGGACCTGACAAGGAGCCGCTGGTACCGGCAGGACGACAGCGCGGCGGTGGCCTTTGCCAGCCTGCGGGGGGAAATCTATATGCTCTCCAGGAACGGCATATTATACGCCCTCCACGGGAAAGCCGGAACGCCGGAGCAGGGGGACATCACCTGGTACTGCGAGACGGCGGAAATGGGCTATGAATACCGGGAACACCAATACCTAAGAAGGTTCCTTATCAAGATGGAGCTGTCGCCGGACGCCTACTGCCGGATGCTGATCCAGTACGACGGGGACGGCATCTGGCACGACAAGGGCACCATGCACGGGCGCAGCGGGGTGAAAACCTACCTGATGCCCATCGTGCCCAGGCGATGCGAGCACGCGAAGATCCGGCTGGAGGGCATCGGCAAAATGAAACTGTACGGCATCGGGCGGGAAATGGGCCTGGGCAGCGACGCGGGGAAATAAGGGGGGCGGCGAAATGGCATACAGGACAAGCTACGCGCAGAAACAGCAGAAAATGGGCGTGAACGCCGACACCGCCAACGAGGCGGCGGCGGTAAAGAGCCAGGCGGCGGCGGAGAGGTCGCAGCAATTGGCTTCGCAGCAGGCGGCAAGCGGCGCCGGCGGCACGCAGACGGCGGCAAACAACCAGTACACGGCGAACATCAACGGGATCATGGACACCTTAAGCCAGAAGGGGCCGTACGTAAGCCAGTACAGCGACCAGCTGAAAGGGCTGTATGGCCAGATCGTGAACGCGGAGCCGTACAAAAGCCCCTACGAGGAGCAGATCAAAGGGCTGTATGACAGCCTGCTGAACCGGCCCAAATTTGAGTACGACGTGGGCAAGGACCCGCTCTACCAGCAGTACCGGGATCAGTACATCCGGGGCGGGCAGCAGGCCATGCGGGACACCGTGGGCAGCAGCGCGGCCCTCACCGGCGGCTACGGCAACAGCTGGGGCCAGACGGCGGGATACCAGGCGTACCAGAATTACCTGCAGGCGCTGAACGACAAGGTGCCGGAGCTGAGGCAGGCGGCCTACAGCCAGTACCAGCAGGAGGGGGACGACCTGCGCCAGCGGCTTTCCACCGCCCTGGCCATGGACGAAAGCGAATACGGGCGATACCAGGACGCCATGGACACCCTGCGACAGAACTACAACGCGGCCTATAACGCGGATCAATCCGACTGGCAAAGGTACATGCAGGAGGTGCAGGCCCTGCAGGACCAGGCGAAATTCAACGCGGACATGCGGGCCACGGATTACCAGATGGGCCTGCTCTCCCCCGCCGCCGGCGAAGGATACGACCTGGGCGCGCTGATCGAAGCATTGCAGGCGGCGGGCCTCACCGGCACGGACGCCCTGGCCCTGGCCCTGGCGGACACCGTGGCGGAGGGCGGCGGCGGAGGCGGCGGCGGAAGCGGCAGCGGCTTTAACAAAAACGAGTATCTGGCCAGCCTGTACGGGATCAAAAACGGGCTGCTGAGCAAGAATACATCGCCCCTCGCCACCCTGAAAACACAGGACGCCGTGAGCCAGTATTACACGGATATTTACGGCAGGATGGCCCAGGAGGACGCCGCGAAAAAGAGCAGCGGCAGCACAGCCGCCAGCAAGAGCAAGGCAGGAGGAACCAAATCAGGCGCGACCGCGACCGCCACCGGGCAGACCGGCAGCGGAAACATATGGGGCGGGCTTGGAAGCGGAAGCGCAGGCAGCGGCACCGGAGGAAGCAAAAGCAGCACAGGCGGAGCCGACACGGATTTCAACAAGCTGCTGCAAATGTTTAAATAAAGGAGGAACGCGGAATGGCGGGTTTGCTGGAGAAACGGGACAAGCTGATAGAAAAACGGGAAGATCGGATCGACCGGATGCAAGGGGCCAGCGCGGCCCCTTCTTTACAATCCGGACAAACGAAGGCGGAAGAGCCGAAAAGCACGTATCAGGAGAAGCTGAACAAGGCCAAGGAAAAGCTGGCGAACCAGAGCAAGCAGAAAAGCGCCCGGGCGGGCACCTATCAGGCGCTCAGGCAGGAGGAAGAAAAGAAGCTGAAGCCCTGGCAGACGAAAACGCCCTTTGCGGAAGATTACCTG